CCAAGCTGGGTAGTTATAGTGATAATAATTGCCTACTTCAGGAGTGTGGGGTAAAGTAGATGGATCAAGAACAACCCCTGGACCAGAATTGTAGAACTGTAAATTGCCTCCGTCCTGGCTCGTTATGAGCGGGCTATTTATATCCATACGACCAGGGGGTGAGTCGAGCAGACCATATGGCGTACCCAGCCCGTACACCAGCGGGCTCCAGACGGCAGCGCCACCCGTCCCGGTGACACTATTTCTATAGGCTCCCGGGATTGAAGTCGTGAAATTGGCACCCACAGTGCCCTGTGCTGGTAAGTCTACGTTCGGTGAATAAAATATAAAATCGGGCATCCTATTAGTCCAACGCAACTCGCCGATCATCGGTCTAATAGTGAAGTAGTGGTAGGACCGCTCCAAGTCCGTTGCACTCGGGGTGGTCCCAGGGTTTTGCCGATCATTGTCATTACGCCGTGTGTTGTTAAGATTTGAAACTTCAACCCACTTGTTACCTAAGTCATCGGTTGGTTCGGAGTCAACCGTGTGCGCTCCACGGATCTCAGGCCCCCCAGGTAGGTGGGCCCTGGCCCCGGGATAATGCTTTAGGCGTTGTTCAAACTCCCCAGGAGTGAGCATAGGACTGCGATAGTGGTAATAGTTTACATCCGCCCCATCGGGCTCTATTACGAGTTTGAACGTGACGTAGAATATCCGTGGATCCCAGGTCGTGTTATCTGTTGAACCGGACGCTGGGTCCTCCGCAGACGGTGTATTGTGAAACTGTATAAACCAGGGCATTGAGATGGTATCTGCGTTCCCGTTGGCATCAGCAAGTTCGACCATCGGTCCACCGACGCCGTGGGTCATAACAGCTGGTTTTGCTACATAAAGAAGTTCCATTGCTCCGACATGGACGGATACACCAGCTATCACATCAGCTTCATGTACCCGCGCCGACGGTGTGGCGGGCGTGAGGACCGGGAGAAAGCCCGAGTCCCCTAAGAGCGCCCCTATACCGGAGGGTGTGTCTGCATCAAAATCTACTGGGGGTTGCACCCATTGACCCCCGCTTGCACCGAAAGCCCCGGGGTGCTGATTATCGGGCCATTCGGTTGCGGGCAGAATGGTACCGTTCGTACTAGCCGTAGTGGTCTGGGACAGTGGCATGACGATGGTGCTATACACCTGATCCATTGTGTTTCGACAGTGAAACCCTGGCGGTGCCGGTGGTGAGTTCGGGGCGGCTGCGATGGTAGAGGGGAGACTCACGCCCTGTTTGCGCCCCTTAGAATATCCGCGATGATTGAGATTATAAGCAATGCCATTTCTATAAGCTTCTATAAGGTCTACCGGGTTGTAGGCATTCTGCGTTGCAGCTAGAATCGGATCATATAGGGTCGCCCCTTCGGGCGCGACGTCCCATTCGTGCCCAGCGATTTGATCATGGGTAGCCTCGTTTGGTATGGTGGTACTCCATACAGATGTTAACGATTCATCAGCTTTCTCTTTTTCGAAGGCTTCAATATTAGAGCCATCGAACAGAATGCTACCGTGAGTTGTATCCCTGGGGTAAGCCCTAACCTCTATACCTTCTCCAACAACATCAGGGTTAGAGCTAGACGTAAGTGGCGTTTTGAACGGGACATTATGAACTGTGATTAGTGCTTCATTCTTACGAGGGACGGGAGCAGGGTCGGGAGTCATAGCTGTGATGACATCTTTATTAGCTATAAACGTGGTGTCGTTAACAGTTACACAAGTTATAGTGCTCGGTGCAGTGCTTGCTGTGGTTAAATAATCCAGAGCATCTGTATCAAAGCTGGTGCTGTACTCAAAACCATCTGCTGAGTCTATAACTTGTAGGGTTGCCGGAGTTAGCGGAGCCCCCGCAGCATCATGCTGTAGCACAGTCACAATATACGACTCATCTGTGGTACGACTAACATGATGGCTGGTATTGGGGGTCACCAACTCGGGTATGCCCGCTATAGGTAGCTGGTTGATAGAATTACTAATAGTGTTCGGTCGAGAACTTGCCCCTTTTACGGGGGTGAAGCTCATATTAATGGCCTCGCTAACATGACCGTCAGATCTTTTAGAAGGCGTCTGCTGGCTCACACCGGCAATAACAGCAGAAATTTCTTTTTTAATTAGAGCCACTACCTGAGCCCCCTATTAGTAAGCTCTGAAGCCTCACTGTCTTTGAAGACATTAAATGACTCATGCTCAGACTGGCTTTCCTCAACCTTCGCTCTAGCCATCCCCTCAACTTGAGTAGCATATTGCCGTAGTTGCGGATCACCCACCCTTGTTTCGGATAGGACACGAGCCGCCCGGAGTGTTACATACCGGCGAGCCACTTCTGGAAGATCTTCAAATTGAATAAGGTACGTGGTGATAAGCTCTACTCCTGACGTGAAAATGAATGTGTTGTCCGTCCTGTTGTAGAGCTTACCAGCCTTTTCCACGTAGACTTTTTCCGGTGTGTAGTATTTGTTTTTAATATCTAGGATAGTATCACCGATGAGAATTTCGTTATTCCCAGCAGATGACACTACGATGGGATGAGTCGTGCGCTCCATGTTGAACCACCAGCCCTCAGATTGGAATGAACGCCCTTCCTCGTCCAACACTGTCATGGCTGAAATAACATCCCCGCGTCTGGTATGTGGAGAAGTCAGGGTAGGTACTTCAGCTTCGCCGATTGAACGGAGCATAAAATTAACAGCGGAGAGGCGAGTGTATTTGGCGAGTACTTCAGCCAAGGAGTCTCCTAAAATTAAAAGCCCCCCAGAGCTTTAACACTCTGAGGGGCTTTAGTGGTTTTGATCAGTTATAGCTAGTTATCTCTACGGATGTGTGGCAGGAGTTGTTGAAGCGAGGGTGAGTGAACCAGCATCACTTATTTCAATAGCACATTCCGGTCGGAGGATGCCATGACCCACAGCATACTTACCAACAAGGATATGACCCTGCCTTCGCAGATCATACGTTTGCTCCATTGACAACCCAACCAGCTTTACAGTACCCACACAGTCACCCGTGTTCATCAGAGCAATAGTTTTGCTCTGGTCCACTTGGTAGTTGCCCGTCTGGATATTAGTCTGCTTGAGGTTGTTCGTCTTAACCAACTCAGCACCACCGATAGAAGGCAAGAAGCCTGCTGCCAGTGATCCCGTACCTGCAACATCGCGGGACATGATGTTGGCGATGGGGCTTTTATTGGACAAAGCACCACCAGCGACCGTAGCATTGGGATCTCGCATCAAGCTCCAGAAGGCTAGTGGCCCCATAAAGACTTGTCGGGTGCCACTCACATTCTTGCCGTCAAGCAAGCGGTGACCAGCAAAGATCGCGTCAATCAGGAGATCGTAACCATCAATTGTAATGGCATCAATGCCCGTGCCAGCAGCCGTGCCTCCGAGGGAGAACCCCAACCGGCTACCACCATGACCAGTGGCACCAGTGGCACCAGCAAAGGTTGCTGCTGCTGCTGCGGCCAAGGTCATAGTTTGGAGTACATGCTGATCCATTGTATTGGCGAGAATTTCACCAATCTGCTTGTAGTATTCAGCCCGAACGGGGTAGTGGTTCATAGCCTCGTCAAGACCGTCAATGAAGACGGGAGCTACAAGAAGCTTATCAATGGCGATAACCTTCTCGGAGTGCTGCACCTGCTGCATGACCAGTTCATCACCGGGATCGTGCTCGTAGGCATCCGTCTTCCAAGTTGCGGGGAACCGTGCAGACTTACCATTCGGAATAGTCCGCACTTTGTGGCGACTCATAGTAACTTGAGCTTGGTTAAAGGCATTCAAAACTTCACCACCAAACAGCTCAAGAAATAGAGCTGTTCTGTTAGCAAAGGTTGATACCGTAGTTTGTACAGCACCGGGATGGGATAGAACGCCTGTCCCACCTCCAGTAGTGGCAGTTACGTCAGACATTAAATTTTAATTCCTCATATCAGGAGGGTATAGACCCTCCATGATTTTCCATCGACCTAGCCACCTTCGAATCCACTTTGGTACGAAAGGCAGGTGATTGTTGATATCGTTCATCGGCGAGATCAGTCAGCATTTGTGACTTATCCTCGTAGATGTCCGCTCGGTTTGAGGCAACGGTGGTCCCTGAAATAGCAGAACCCTCATAGCCCTCAGAAGCTTGATGACGCTGCACAAGTCCTCTAATAGCCTGTTCAGTTATAGCGGGGTTCTGACTACTCACAGACTCGTTGAATGCTGACTGTTCAGCATCAGTGAGATTGTTAGCAGCCCAAGCTGTGAGATTGGTATATTCGGCCTTAGATCCAGCTATTTCAAAGGCTTTAGACGTGATTGCCTCAGATGACTGGAGTGCTAGAGCCTCTTGCCCTGCAATATACCCCTCAACTACCTCTCTTGGAATACCCGCTTTATTCACCAAAGAAGACATGCTCTCTTCTGAGAGTTCGCCTTTTTCAGCATATTCATCTGCAAAGGACTGCATTGACAGACCTGCAGCATCTAGAACTGACTGTGCAGCTTCTTCTTGCTTTATCGCAAGATCATCTTGTGTTCCCGCTTCTACCTCTGTAGCGGCGTTATCACCCTCAACATCGGCGGGTGCTGCCGGTGCTGTAGGTGCAGTTTCGATATCACTTCCCTCTACCGTGCTGGTAGCTTCAGCATCCGCAACACTGTCATCGACAGTGATCCGAACACCTCCATCACCTATATCTTCCATGGTAGCGGCACCCATCATTCTGTCCCACTATTTTTATTAGCGTTGTGGTAACGCTCAGTAGCTTCTTGATCTACTTCTCGGACTGATCCGTAGACGTTCTCTTCCTTAAAGATGAGTCCAGGGTGCTCGTTCATCTGTGTGACAGAACGCCCCGATCCTTTTTCCCTAGACTCCCCGGGCATATTCACCTGCTTACCGGAGACAACTCCCTTTGAAGTAACGTCCGAAGAATCTTTAGTCTTTTTTGCTGGCACATCTTCTCCCTTATTGCGGTGGAATCTCCGCAGGTTGTTCAAACTCGTCACCTGAGCCCATGTCCATGTTATCCATGGCTCGACTAGCTCCCTCACCTAGTACGCCGGGGAGGGATTTAGTAGCTTGTTCTATCATCTGCTGCTGTTGCTGCTGCTGCTGCATCTCTTCCCGCTTCTGTGCAACCTCTTCTTTTGTCAGAAGGATCGTATCAGTGGGGAGACCATGACCAATCAATATTTTTTGAGCTAGGTCTGCCGCGTCTATATGCTCTACAACTTCTGGATTGAGCTGCGCTGCTGCACCAAGATCGGCTAGAACTTCCCGCAATGTCTGAAGGTCTTGTGTTCTACCGATAGCCTCCAAACCAGTGATTATGACTGGCTGGACGCTTTTACCGGGTAGGCTTTTTATATCACCCTTCCGCTCAAGCACTGACTCTATACGCTTAACAATAGGAAGCTGTAGCTCGTGAGCCAGTACAGACCATGCTCCACCAGAGGCTCCTTCCAGCTCGCGGGCCATGGCTCGGATCTCTTCGGCAGTCACTCGCTCGGCATCGCGTCTAATTGAGGCTGAGAGCAGGAAAGCACTGGATAGTTCTTTAATAAGCTCGTTGGCTGTGTCTTTTGAGATTGAAAGATCAGCCCCCTTGTCCATTCTCAAGACTGATACATCTTCTGCGTGCCCCGTAATATAGGCCCCGTTTGGAGCTGAGGCCAAAGCCCGTACCTTGGTCGTGCCATTGGGCCGCACCATAAATATGGTACGTGCCGCAGCAGCACTATTCTCAACAATACTCCTGCGAAGGACATTCAAGGAGTTTAAGGCTCCACGGTATGTCTCAACGAATCCTCGACCATAGTTCTCGCCTGATATCTGGGTAAACCGGAGGGCGAGCCAGGGGGACTTCTCTTCCTTGATGCGCGAGCGAGTTCCGGGTACCTCTTTCTCGAAAGCCTCCTGATAGATAACGTGGTATTTACCCTCCAGTCTTATATGGGTAAATACTTCAACCTTCTCATCGTCAGATAGGGCTTGAGTAGACATACCCGGTGGTCCGGCTAAGTCTTGTATCTCTTTTGGGAGCCCCTGATAGTCATAACACTCCCGCAATACAATCTCAAGAACTCGTCCCAGCATCCCACGCCGGATCACATACTGTCCGAGGTGATAGACTTTGAGCCCCCCACCCCCCTTGGGCATGCTAACTAGGGAATTTCCGCAAATTATTAGGTGCCGGAAAACCTCAGAGAGTCCGACACGGTATGTCCCAGTCTCAAATTCCTTGTTCACTGCCCGCTCTCTAGAAGCTAAAGCTTTCTGGATCTCAAGGCGTAGGTTTTCCACCTCACTAGCATCATCTCCAGCCGCGAGAGCCTCCT